CTTTTTTTTTTTCTTTTTTTGTCATACATTAGTACAACTCTACCTCTAAAACACTTTCCTGCCAACTACGCGTTTCATTATATTCCGGTTTATGATAATTACGATCATAATAATTTAAAAACATAAGCTGCTCATAAGTTGGAAAATCCGTAGGAATCTCTTGCATTCCCAACTTGAGAAGATACTTTCGGTCCTCAGCCAATTGTTCGGGCAAAGTTCTATCAACAAAAGCCTTACCCTCAAGAGCAACACTATATTTATAAGAAAGTTTGTAGACAAAGCGCAACATTATATACGCCGTAGGTTCAATGCCTAAAGTATCATATGCCAATCCCACTAAGCGACTAAGATTCATATATATGGGACCACTACGCTTATTTGGCACTCCCATTCTCCACTTATACTGGGCAATAGGTCTCCACGGAACAACCTTAGCAATCTTTGGATGCTTTATATTTAAGCAAAAATTCTCACTCAAAACAAAAACACGCTTCAAATAAGTAGGACCACAATAAATCTTATTCAATACTGACCCTGATGCAACTTTCAAATACGTAATCAATGAATTGTATGTTCCAGTGGTTTTCATGACAACACCATACTTCGCATAAATAAAATCAGCAAAGCCCTCTACCGAAATACAATCAAGATCACGAGGAACAGAAGCCAAATAATCATCACCAAAGAACAAACACACAATTCTACGAATCAGCAAATAGGACCAAATTTTTCTTCTCATATCCTTATGAACTTGCATCATCACCGTAAAAATATACGCCAACCAATAAAAATTTACCATTATCCAAGAGTTTCCATGTGACGTCTCCAAACTACCAGACGGCATAAAACCAATAATCAACATGAAATCCTCCACCCAACGAACGGTTTTTCCTGCCAGCATTTCTGCTAGACCTTCAATAATACATCTTATCAGGAGAAACATCGGATCTTTGTCATCCCAAACTACCCACATAAGAGCAAACATTTGGTACATAACTAAATGCATAGCACCAATAGACGTATCCAAACCAGAAATATCACCATCAAAAAACTTCTGAGTGCCTGATCTTTTCCACCTATAAGACCTATAGGTAGAATCTTTGGGGTGATACTCCAACTCATACTCATCCCCCAGTTCACCAAACAACGCATCATACTTAACTTCAGCACCACCATATAACCATGAAGTGCCTATTTCTATATGCGCAGAAAGATTCCTAGAACCAGGATAGATTTTATCAAAGTCTGGATAATATGTTCTCTCAATCTTACGAAAAGATAGGAGACGCCCTATAATTGAATCCTTAAATAAAGCAAAGATTCGACCTTTATTAGCATAATCTCGAACCTTATCACGATGCAAGGTATTTTCATCAATACAAGATCTATTTTCATCCTTAAAAGAAAGACTAGTAATAGGTTGTTTAAAATTTTTCTCAATAGGTACACAACCTTCCCTAATCATATTAGCCGCACAAATAACAAAATTAGAAAAATCTCTAAAAATATTAATAGCTGCTTGATTTTTAGTAGGATGAGTAGTAAAAATATACTTGCAATATTTAGACTCAATAGGGGGTAGTTCAGGCCACGCATCAAAACCATTCTTTTTAGCTCCCAATGGTATCAAATTCATATCCTCAGCACGAAACCGAAATTTTACCCTTGTTTTTGAACGAACACAATAGGAATAATAAAACTTAAGAGCCAAATTAACACACTCAAAATCAAAACCAGGCCTAAAAGAACACCACGGTTTTGGAAACTTAAGCAGACGAGACCCCATAACACGACTAATATGATAAACAACATTAGTAACAAAAGGGTAATCCTCAGTACCACCATAAGACAAATTAAAAGCACTCAACGCCCTCAGGCTTAACACCTGAAGAGACGGAACGCCTATATCTATCATCTTAACACCAGTAGTATGGTGATTAATAGGACACAACACCTCCTTTGACAAACCCTGAGAAAAATTGCCGAGATAATATAAATCCCATTTAAAAACACATTCGGCAACTAAAGGATCTACGTACTCAAAAGGACTATCTTTTGGTGACCAGATACGTGACATACCTGGTATAACCATAGGATACATATTACAAGAGTGCATATACATCTCTCTCTCAAGGGGTTCCAAAAACTTATATTGAGACTTAAGTCCCAGTTTCTTTTTATTTTTATGAACCGATAGGTCATATAACTGACCTATTCTTATCAAAGCAGACATCTGCAATGTTTCCATTCCCTCATCCTCCTTCTTGCGAAGAGATTCTTGCAAACCACCATATGGAGTCATGTCATACGTCAAAATATCCCCATTTAACGTCGGGTCTATATGACGAATGACATAATTAATAACAGGATTCTCCATCTTGGCAGCCCACTTACGAACTGATGTCTTCGTTCCAAATAAATTGGTTAAACTCGCCAGTTGAACGCCAGAAGAAA